AAGTGAGGGGGAAGAAGTCACAATGGATTATGAGGATAATTTATCCAAGAACAAAATATTTTTCAAAAATAATGAATTTACATCTTGCATTTTAAAAAGAGCAAATTAAATTAACTTTATATTCTGCGAGACGGGAACAATGCTAGAGAAATTCGGAACCGACCGCCCAAGGAAGTATCCACTCACGGAATACAACAACAAAAATAGATAATAGCTAAACATATATGGAAACTACGTTCGATATAGTCGATGAATTAAATGCGGAGCCAAGCTCCAACGAAACTGCGGTTGTAGCCCAACCAAAGTCTGAATTAGCGAAGCCTCCCGTGACTCCAGCGAGTGGACCCGTTGGTGGTCTCTCTGGTGAGTTTGGAATCGAAGACCTCCGCACCCCCTACTTAAGTTTAGTAGGAAAAACGGGCAAACTCTCGGAGGAATTCCAACCGGGTTCCTTTGTTTACAACAAGGAGGTAATGTTGTCTGACGGTAAGGAGCCTATCCAACCGATCACAGTGCTTGAAATGCACAAGTTCTGGATTGAAGACGTCCCCTACGACGACGACACTCAGGCGAAAACTTGGGATCGCCTCGAAGATGCCAAAGCTGAAGGTTACAGCACGGAATATGGTGCGGAACAACGCGTCATGCCAAGTGCTCGCATCATTGTCCTCATCCCTGTTCCTGAGTCTGAGGGATTGTATTCATTTAACCACGGCGACAAGGTAGTCCATTACGGACGTGCCATGTGGATGTTGCAGAAAACTGCGTACACCTCCGCCGCAAAGCCAATTATCACCGCTGCCTTGTCTGGACACTTGCGTGGCGGTCTGCACCTTGGGGGTTGGTCTCTCACCTCCCTCAAACGCACGAGCGATAAAAACGTATGGTACGTACCCGTTGTTAAGAAAACAGGGATGCACAGTCCCGAATTCCGTCAGTTTCTTGAGGAAGAAGTAATGACGATTTCTTACGGCGATCAGGCGTAACAGACGTATCGGAAAAAATCTGGTGGTGAATAGAGCGTAGGGAGAGCCTACGACGAGTGTAGTGATGATACCCTCGCATTAACACGCCACCTCTTTTGCTTAAACTAAAACATCAATTTGCAAACCAATAAAACAATGACATTCCAACAACTGATTAAAGATTTTGACCCCAATGAACCCGCAATCACGCTCGACTTTGAAACATACTATGACGACGAATGCTCTGCATCCACGTTGTCGTACTATCACTATACAAATCACCTGAAGTTCGACGCATACTTAGTAGCTATTGTTTCTGACGATTTTAAATGGGTAGGACACCCTAAAGACGCCCCTTGGGAAAAGCTTCAAACGTATCCGATTTGGGTCGCACACAACGCACCGTTTGACCGTGCTGTCCACCAGTCCCTTGTTGATAATGGACTTGTCCCGAAGTTCTTTCCGAAGGCTTGGGCAAACACCGCCGACATGATGTCATATCTTAAATACCCACGAAGCTTGAAAGGCTCTGTAGCTGAAATCTACGGTGCGGGGTTGAATAAGAAGGCACGTGCCGACATGAAAGGTCGGAAGTTTGAAGAGATTTGTGAAGCTGACCAAAAGGAAATGGTTGAATACGCTTTGGACGACTCGGTATGGACACACAGATTGTGGACTGAATTTAAGAGCCAATGGCCACGTCACGAACAGCTTTTGTCCATGCACACAGGGGAATGCGTGAGGCGTGGTGTGAGGGTTGATTTAGATAAGCTAGAACGGTATTCCAAGATTGCTGTGAGTGCAAATGAAAAGGCTGAATCACTTATACCGTGGGCGGGTGAACAGGAACGCACCGCTAAGGGGACGCTCAAATGGAAGCGAGACGGATCGCCCGTAATGCTTGCACCAACCTCGACACTTAAACTTGCCGAATTTGCACGGTCACAAAACGTTCCGATGCCGACGTCTACTGAAGCGAAGAGTGAGGAATTCCAAGCGTGGGAAGCCGAATGGGGTGTAAAGTTTCCAGTCATTAAAGCTATTCAAACGTGGCGTAAAACTAACCGCATTGTTCGCTTGTTGGAACAGGTTAAATCACGTGTAAGACCCGACGGACGGATGGAGCTGCAACTTTGCTACTTCGGGGCAGACACAGGGCGTTGGTCGGGCAGACCGGGTGGTGCTGGAGACGACGACGAGAAGTCTCTGAACATGCAGAACCTTATTAAAGAAACGCTTTATTTTGATGATTTGTTCCTTACTACCAAAGGTAAGACGGAGAACGAGATCAACTTCCGTAGTTTGTTTGTGGGGGAGCCTACGTTTGTGATGTCGGACCTCGCCGCTATTGAGCCAAGGACCGTTGCTGTTTTATGTGGCGACATTGAATTTGTAAAGAAGTGTAAAAGTGGGCAGTCTCCCTATGAAGCCCATTCGCGGGATACGATGGGTTGGACAGGTGGAAACTTGAAAAAGGAAAACCCTAAGATATATGCTTTGGCAAAGGCCCGACTTATTGCATTGTCTTACCAGACAGGTTGGAAGCGTTTTATATCAATGGCCAGTCTTTATGTTAGTGGAGAAGTATTTAACCAAGTGTTTAAGCAACCTGTTTCGGATCAAGACACTAGGAAGTTCTTGACGTACCTTTCAAAATACGGAAAAGATGACTATCTTTTGTATGAGGATTTGGACGAGGACGTTAAGCGAGTGTGGGTAAATTCTTGGGTACAGGTTATGGATTTTAGAAACGGCAGCCCGAAGTTGACTGCATTGTGGAAAAGACTAGACCAAGACTATAAGAGGTCTGCTTCTCGTGGTGAAGACTACCACGTTAGGTTGCCATCGGGTCGGACGTTATCTTATTTTAAGATTTCTAAGACGCACGGGACAGCCGAAGCAGTCCGTGGAGGTCGTCGTAAGAACGTGCATTCGGGCGTAATTATTGAAAACATTTCGCAAGCCGTTGCTAGAGACGCCTTTGCAGAATGTATCCTAAACTTAGAGGCTGAAGGTTTTAAAGTCCTTTGGCACGTCCACGACGAAGTAATTGTCGACACAGACAATGTTGAGGAAGTCACACGAATAATGTCACAACCACCCCACTGGTGTAAATCCCTACCTATTGCCTGCGAAGCTGAAGCATCACCTTATTACAAAAAATGATTGCATACACACTTGAGAACCTTGCTTCCTCCAATGCTCTCGAAGTCGTGGATTTTTGGTCTATGGTGCAGACTGCACCACAACCTCCTGTCCATTTAGACGACGCCGATTTTAAGACTTGGAGAAGTCACAATAACACTAAATATCCATTCTTTTCCGTATACGAATGTATCGTCCCATCTTTACGAAGTTCTGCGACAAACCCACCTTGGAAGATGTTCGGATTTGTTGCGGACTACGACACAAAAATCGCACCAACAACCGTTGTTGACAGCTTGAAAGCTAACCAAAGTAAGGACTTTCCGGTTGGGTATTCATTTACATCTCGCAGTGGTGGCGTCCACCTTGTCTGGGAGTTTGAAACACCCATTCAAATACCCAATCCGCAGTTCCTTGAAGCACTCATCCACAGACTTGTCATAGAGACGCAAGCTAAAAAGCTCTTGCCTGCCCTCGATAAGCAAACGAGCAAGGAAAATATCTACTATACGCTCGGTAGGGATCGGGTTTCTTACAATGCGAAGGTCTCCCATGCGATGTTATGCAAGATTATCTACGACGTTTGTAAATCCAAGAACGTTTTCAAGACTCAAAATAACGGCACTGAATTACCTTTTGAGATCGTCCAAGCGGAGATTGAGAAGAAGTGGCCTGGTAGGTGGCAGGGGCCGTATGCAAAAGGCTCACGTGGGTTGAGATTTTGGGATGCGGCAGCGAAGGATACAACTGCTTGCGAAATGCACGAGACAGGTTGCTACGTGTTCTCCTCAGAAGAGGCGGGATTTAAGTCATGGCGAGAGATTCTCGGAGCTTCAGTAGTCAGTAGGTATGAAGCTGACCGCATTGCCCAAAGCGTTGGCAACCTTTACTACGACGGGAAGAACTTTTATGACGACCACAACGGCAATTGGAATAAATGTTGTCGCACCGACGTTGTTATTATGATGAAAATGTCGGGTTTGTCCTCAAAAGGCTCCCCATCGGAGATCGACAGTGCCACCCACTACATCATTAAAGACCGCCGAGTGGAAGGGATGATGCCCTTTATTTACCAAAAGGACAGAGTTGTGAACTATAAAGGGAAATTGTGGATAAATTCGTCAAAAGTCTTCGTTCACGAGATGTCCGACACCCCGGTCCCCACATGGGGCGACAAATTCCCTCATATTGCAGGCATTCTTAACGCATGGTGGGGCGATGACGATGAGGAACAATTGTCGTATTTTTTGGCGTGGTGTCACCTATTCTATAAAAGTGCAAGGCAGGGAACCCCACAGAAGGGGCAGGCTTTGTTTCTTGCGGGCGGTGCGTCCACAGGTAAAACACTTTTTAGCACACGAATCTTGTCCCTCGCAATGGGAGGACACTCCGACATATCAAACTACATACAAGACCGAGAAAGCTTCAATGAGAACATATTCCAGTATGGCTTGGCGACGATTGACGACGACCGCTCTTCTTCTGATTACCGCAAAAGGCAGGCGTTTGCTGCGAACCTTAAAAAGTTTACTGCGAACCACGACCACCAGATGCGTAAGATGTATCAAGGTCCGACTGATATTACTTGGAAGGGTCGTATAATTGTAACGACCAACACCGACGCTGACTCTATTCAGATATTACCTTCGCTCGACATCTCCAATCGGGATAAGGTCATGTTCTTTAAGATACCAGAGGAGGTGAAGGTTGATTTCCCGATAGACCCAAAGACGAAGTTCGGAACCATTGAACGGGAGGTGAGGGCAGAGATACCATACTTCTTACGGTGGTTGTTTGACTACGTCCCAAACCCTGAAGTTCTTGGAGACCCACGGTTCGGAACTAAAAGCTACATCCATCCAGAACTTGAACAGGCGTCTTCAGATCAATCACTAGAGCACTCATTGGAAGAAATGCTATACGATTTCCGTAAGGACTATTTTAACGGGATTAAGGATACGTCTGCGTTCTTTACAGCTACCCAATTGTTACAGCAACTCTCGGAATTCTATGAAAACAAAATGCTTGAGGGTCTGTCGCCCCTCATACTGCCGAAGCGACTCAACACTCTTATCTCCCGTGGAGCGAGTTGGCTTGAGCCATCCCGTGAAGGTGGACGTAGGGGTTTCTTACTAAAGAAGGAAGTAACAAAATGAAAGAACCTATCAAAATATTCGATGGCGAATTTGTTGCCAAAGTTGAAAACGGGGACATAAACCCCACGGCTTGAAACACAATGAACAAATTCAACAACTGGGATTTACTCGACACGTACCCACCAGGACTCATCCGATGTCTGGCGAGACGTCGGCTTCAAGGTAAGCGGGTGGAAGCTCTAAGTGACGACGACGTCGCCGCAGGGGCTCAATTACCCGTAGAACGGATTCGACAGATTTCGATGGAGTTGTCATGGGACAACGTCCGTGTTGGGGAGATGCGAGCCTTTTGTTGTGGTTGTAATTTTGACCCGACAAAAAGTTTAGACCGCAACCGAGCGAAAGCCTACGCAGGTAAACGTCTCGCCCGATTCATATACCTACGGAAATCTCCGTGGTGGAACTCAGTATTTCTCCCTATAATCAAAAACATGGCAGAAGGAGTTTAAAGAATGACATACTTCCCATTTTACACCAAGAGAGAATTTGAGGAGGACGCGAAGAGTTCTGTAACTTTATTCGAGTTCGAGGACGCAATCCAAAAACTACGGATGCAAGAGTCCGAACTGCTTGAAGAATTGAAGAACCTTCGGATTTCGACTAAGACCCCACAGGAGCGTGAGATGCAACGCAACTACGAACGTGTGCAAAGATTGACCGCCGAGCTCGAAGAAGCTATCCTTGTTTACAAGCAATCGGTTATTGTTAGTGAGAACACGTCAAAGATTGTTTCGGACGATTACACAAACATTGCACCTATTTTGACAAAGAATTTGACAAAGGTGCAGGATGAGATTAAACAGAAGAAACTTCAATTTGAAGCCAAGCGGACTGATCTATACTTCTATTTAGCCGCTAAAAAACGAAAGGAAATTTGTGAACAAAAACGAAGTCAGCGAAGCAATCAAGGAGTCTAGGGGAATCCTAGAGGTCGCCGCCGAAACTCTCGGATGCACTGTAGAGGAGCTACGAGAATTCATCAAAACTGATGAAGAACTTGCGGCTGTCTATGGAGAAGATGTGACTGTGGGGACGACGCTAAACGAGCTTGACGCTATCGTTCGACTCGCTCCGTCAACGGTTCAGGTGTACGACGAACTTTCGCAAGACCTTATCGCCGCAGGGCATAACCCGAATCTCATCAAACGCCTCAACGCTATCAGTGGTTTTGAAAAGAACGCAGGGGCTTTCCTCGTAGGTTCTCTCAACCTGATGTATAAGATGGTCGTCGATTCAGGGATGTCGCTATACGAGCACCTAGATTTTATCAAAGGGAAGATCAACGACCCAGACGCTACCGATGCCGATCGCGTGCGGTGGCAACGAGCCTATAACGTCACCGTTGACCAACTCGGAAAGAATTATGACCGAGTCCTTCAGGGCACCCAAGTCCTTGTTAAGATCATTCCAGGACAAGGCGGGGATGACAAGGAGAAGCGTAAGAAACCAGCATTTGCACCAATAGTAAAATGATGAAAAAAAATTAAAACAAAGAAATATGAGTAAAGTCAAAATAGATGTAAAAGCTTTCGAGCGTCTTGGGAACCTTGTCAACGGTGACCAAACGGCGGTCGAAGAGGATCACGCCCCGTGGTCGCCGCAGCTTACACCTACCCAACAATTTATCTTCGATTCCGCCGCCGAATACATACTTGTTCACGGCAACCGTGGTGGCGGTAAAACATACACCATCGGTCATAAACTTGTCCGCCACTGTTACGAGAATTTCAACGCCCTCGCTGTTATCATTGTAGGTGTTCGGTCACAGGCGACGCAAGGTGGTATCTGGGACAAACTTGATCTTGAAATCTTCCCAGAATGGAAGAACGGTCTCGACCTCGGAATCACGGAATCGAAGGAAGATAAGCAAGGATACCAATACCGAATGATTCGTAATTGTCATGGTGGGTGGAGTAAAATACTCCTCATGTCTCTTGCGTCTGGGGCTCAAATTGAAGCCCGCATCAAAGGGTTCGAACCATCCATCGTTTTCGTGGACGAGTTGACTACCTTAACCGATCCCGCATTCTTTAATGCAGTTTCACAACAGCTTGGACGACGTCCAAATATTAAAGGCGTTCAACAATACATAGCGGCGACCAACCCAGATTCTCCAGAAAATTGGGTGTATAAACGCTTCTTCACCATGCCGTGGGAAGAATCGGTGGACGTGAAGGGTAAGGTCATCTCACCCGCAGGCGAATGGGATAATCGTTATTTTGTCGTCCAGCTTCAGGCGGAAGAGAACGTGTATTTAGATTCTGGATACTATAATAAAGTTGTCGAAGCGACTCGTGGCGACCCCACTCTGTACCAACGCAACGTGTTGGGCGATTGGGTTGACAGACCTTCAGGCAATGCGATATTCGGAACATTTTTCCGCGAGGAGTTGCACATGCTTGGAAGCCCGAAGCAGGAATTTGCACCGTCCCCGAAGTTTCCGATTATCATCGGGTCTGACGTCGGTGCGGTTGACCATGCATTTGCTTTTATGCAGTACATTCCTACGAAGAAAGGAGCGACTTGGCTGGTGTTCGACGAGCTTGTTATCGTCCAAAAGAAGTTACACATTCGTGAGTTGACCCTACAGCTTATGCGTGTGATGAAGTATTGGGAGCGACGAGCAAAGATGTCATTTAAGTTCATGCATTATTCGGATAATTCAGCCTTTAACCAGTTCCGAACATCCACGGGGAGTTACGACGTAATGGAAATGGAGCGGCATTCACAAGAGATTGCCAAGAATTTAGAGATGAATCCGATTAGGATAATGGAAGCCCCTAAGTTTAATGGTTCCAAGTCCGCCCGTGTGCGTTTGCTCATGCAACTATTGCAATCGGAAGAGATCATCTTTTCACACCGTTGTCGTAGAATGAAACAGATGCTCCTTAATTTGGAATCTGAAAATGAGAAAAAGGGTGTATATAACCCAGATTTGGCGTTCCAGCCTAAAAGAAGTCAGCATTTACATCCATTCGACGCCTTGACATATCCAATTTTATCGCTTAGTGTTTCCAGTAATTCCCATCATTTGAATTTTGACAGTGGGAAGAAAACAGAAATCATTGAAATAGGGCACCACAATGGCTGAAAGACGATACGATCTTGAATACGAACGGTACCAAGGCACTCCAGAACAGATTGCCAAACGATCTTCTCGCAACAAAGCGAGACGTGCCGCTGTGAAAAAGTATGGGGCTTCCAAAATAAAAGGGAAAGATATTGACCATAAGAATGGGAATCCATTAGACAACAACTACGACAATTTACGACCTCAAACTCCTAGCAAGAATAGGTCATTCGCTCGAACTAAAACCGCAAGAAAAAAGACATGAATCTACTATCATTTGAAAAAGCTTCTCTCGACGAAGCGGCACTCGAAGCACTCTCAGGTGTTTCCGCTGGCACTCGTGCCACCATTACCGTGGAAGTTACCATTAACGAAGTCTCCGACGAGATCGTCGAAGCCTCTGTTGAAAGTATCAAAGACGTCTCCATTGATATGGCAGACACTGAGGTGGGTGATGAAACCGCACCCACCTCCGCCGAAGTTCCCGCAGCCATCGCGATCATGGGTGCTATGAAGAAATGATCGACGTCCCACCACTTACACCACTTCGCGTTCACGGAGACGACGAGGTGGTCAATAGCTCAAAATTCCTAACACCGACAGGTTTAAACGTGTCGTTGTATTATCAGAAAATTGGGGTTGACGATAAGTGGAACGGGACAGATAGAATTGACCGTCTCTGTGGTTTTTTGAAAGTAACATTATACGAACTTGCTGATTTAATCAGAGTCCCACACAACGACATGGGACGGTGGTATCGGGTAAAAAAATACCCATCTACCGTTTGTTTGTGGTTCTCGTTATTAGAACAATGCTTTATGGATTCACCCGACACTGAAAAAGAACTTATGCCTTGGAGCCTCGTAACCGATGAACAATAAATTAAAAGCCCTAAAAGATGCTGGTTGCACAAACGCACGGCTCCGTGAAATTTTCACAGCGGAACTCGCAGACGCCGACACGTCCGAAGATGAGAAAAAGCAGAAAGAGAAAGACGTTAAAATCCGTAAAAAAATACAGGAGCGAATCGAGTCACGCGTAAGTGAGGGGATCGAATGGTCGTGTAAGCATTCAAGGTTTTACCAAGCCGTTGACTTGGCGTGGGACTCTACTCCTATCCAGAAAGAGACGGTGCCCCTTTTGTTATACGCACAAGGAAAGATCGACAAAGTTGCATTAGGGGAAGATTTGAAGTCTTTGTCGTGTGCTAACCAGTTCTTAGATGTTGACACGCAGGGACAGATCAAGGATATAAACCTTCCGAAACTTTACGAGGTGTCCATCAGCATTATTCGTTCTTACATTACTCGGCGAGTAATGGCACAGTCCGCTCGGTTTACCAACCTATGGACGTTCTTTAAGTTTGACCCACGCGGCACTCGCCCAGTAGATAAACTCTACGCCGACTTAATCTCGCAACGTGTAGAGATCATGACCGACCAGTTCGGATACCGCAGATTGTTCGCCGAGCAGTCTATACGTGATATGTTCTTGTACGGGCACTCCGTTGTTTTCCCAACACAAGCGTGGACGACTGAAAAGGAGTGGGTTGCAAAGCAAGTTCCTGAAAGTGTGTTCAACCCAGAGACACCAGACTATGAGTCCCGCATTAAGAAAGAAGGCGTTGTGTTCATCAAGCCACACCCTACACGGGTTTTCTGGGACAGGTCAGCACCTTTATCTCAGGTTAATACTGACACTGGCCCCCGATATATCGGGTATTGGGACGTAGTTAGATACCGAGATATTTGTGACACTATTGGATACTTCAACAGAGACCACGTAGAGTATTCTACCGCATTGACTTCGACGTCCTCTGCGTATCAAAGGTTCTTCCAATACTACTTCGACCCCACTATGATTAAGTTCCCTTCAGGGGGGTTTACACAGGATTTTAACGACAACAAAACGATGCTCGGCGTGTATTCCGCAGAGAAGAAAGACCAGGCATTGTTCTTGACGCAGTATTTTGAAAAGATCAACCCTAAAGCCGAAGGAATTGGGGACTATCCGTATGACACATGGGTTCGATATGTGGTTGCTTCCGACAACACGGTAATCGGTGCCGAGTGGTTGCCGTCGATCCCTGCTTGTTACGGCGGTGTGAACGAGAACGACGACCGTGTCGTTAATGCCTCGATGGCACACGAACTGATGCCGTTCCAAGACCAACTCACGAACATTTTCAGCCAGATGCTAATGAACATGAAGAACTCATTGTTACAGCTTTGGTTTATCAACGAGGACGTGTTGGATGATGAGTCGAAGGAATACGTGAAAAGTGTCCTAAGGAGTGACCAATATTACGTGAATCCGAAGGCCTTGTTCTACTCAGGGTCAAAGCTTATGGATATGGGGATGAACCCAGACCAAGCGGTCAAGATTGTCCAAGCAAATCTTCAGGAAAAGATCACGGATGCACTCCGTGCCATCTCACAAGTACTAAGCCTTGTCGAACGCCTCCTCATCTTCTCCCCGCAAGAGCTCGGACAAGCGGCTCCACGTGAAATTTCAGCGTCAGAAGTTGTTGAAATTTCCAATACCACGAACTCCATATATTCGTTCATTGCTGACGGTATCGACTACCAACGTGAAGCGGTGAAAAAGATTATTTACGAGTCCATGCTTTGTTGTGCGAAGCAGGATATAAAAATCTCCACGCTCCACCGTTACCCACGATCTGTCATCGAAGAAGCGGGTTTGACCGACGACGATGTGGAAAAAGGAAGCATCCGTCGCAGGGTTTCTGGGTATTTAGAACGTCAGGATAATGAGGTATTGTTCTCATCCCGTGACGGTATGGAACGTGTTAATAATACGTCAGCCGCACAGACGTTGACTCAGCTCATTGGTCAGATGGTCCAGATTCCCCAAGTCTTACAGGCAATGGGGAATGAGAAACTTTTTGAGATATTTAACGAGATATTCCGTTTGGCGGGAGCTTCGGACATACTTCTGGAAGTCCCACAGGAGGAAGCACAGCCAGCACTGGAAGATCGCGTTGCACAACTTGAGCAAATGCTCATGCAAGCCACAGGGCAGGGGCAGCCACCGCAGGGTGGGGCACCCGCTCAAATGGCTCAACCACAACAACCACCACCATCACCACAAGCTAGAACGCAAGTTCAATCATAATGCCACCAGAATCCAACCCAATACTCGACGCTCTGTTTAAACAGGCGTCGGAACCAGCAATTGAAGAACCAGCAGCCACAGCCGCACCCACACAACAACCTAAAGACGACCAAAGAACTTTGGGACAGATGTCGGGGAACGTGCAACCGACACCATCGGACGGGAATGCCCCAGATACGCCACCTGAAAAGAAAAAGGTGTCGTATAAAAAGGATGAACCAGATGAGCCTCTGCCTCAGTTCAATGTCCCTACATATCAGGAGCCTGTTGTGGAAAAGTTTGATGGGTTCTCTGATGACGATAAGGAACGCATAGAACTCGCCCGCTTTGCCG